TGGTATACCAAATTCAGTGCTACGACAGAGGAGTATTTAGTATTTCGTTCAGACTTATATGAACCCGGTAGAGGTTTGAGAATGGATAAACTATTTAGTGTTACTCCCGAATTGTACAATACCATAGATGTGTCTGGAGTTTATACAGGCACCACTTCTCAAGTATCTGCTTTAAGTAGCGGATATGATTATGATATGGGTGATTATCGCAAAGTTATTGATGTATTTTCCTTTACAGAAGGAAATAATTCCGGTGTCAATACATTATTCACAATAGAACACACAGTTGCTCAACAAGCTTACTTTGGACATCTTTTGGGGAATGTAGGTTATGATTTAATAACCTGGCATGCCTTGAAAGAATGGTTGGATTTAAGAAATAAATTGTTGGCTCTTACTCCTTACTTGAGGTTTAGTCCAGAAACCCAATATTTAAAAATAATACCGGAACCATCTAGAGGACAAATATATTATGGTTTACTAGGATGTCATGTACAAAAACCTATAAGAGATATTATCAATCAATTATGGATTTATAGATACACATTAGCTTTGTCTAAAATGACTATAGCACATACAAGAGGAAAGTATGCTGGTAGTATGGTGTTTGGCGGGCAAACAGTTAACTACTCAGATCTTATGCAGCAGGGTGTTGCAGAAAAAGATGCTTTAGAAAAAGAATTAATGACAGATTTAGTAGACAGAGATCCTATTACAGCTTTCTTTGTTGGTTAATTAAATGAAACCGGTTATAGGCAAAAAAAATCGCCAATTCAAACAAGGTATTTTTACACCTAAATATCCAGAAAAATACAGAGGCAGTCTTCCTATATATTATAGGTCTAATATGGAGTTAAAGGTTCTACGCATGTTGGATAATAATTCTAACATAATAACGTATGGTTCCGAATCTGTAGTCATTCCCTATACTTCTCCATTGGACAATCGTTTACATAGATATTTTGTGGATATGGTAGCCGCGTTAAAAGATAAGGAAGGCAATATTAAAAAATTATTAATAGAAGTCAAGCCATTGAAGCAAACACAACCTCCTGTTTTTAGTAACCGTAAGTCTAACAAGACGTTATTATATGAAAATAAGCAATATGCTCTGAATATGGCAAAATTTTCTGCAGCAAAACAATGGTGCGAAAAGAATAATTATACGTTTTTGATACTAACAGAACGAGAAATAGCCCCCAATTAGTGTAAATATTTCTAGAACATATTATGTCTAACAATGCATATCGGCTTTTAGTAGAAGAACCCACCTATGAAGTGAAATACGTTATAGAAGAGAAAAACAGAAATTCCCCTTCTAGTCTTATTATTCATGGGCCATTTTTAATGGCAGACGAACCTAATAAGAATAAGAGAATTTATCCTTTGGAGGAAATGGTAAAAGAAGTTGATAGGTATACTAAAGAGATGATAGTTGGTTGCCGCTCAACTGGTGAACTTAACCACCCACAATCTCCAGAAATTAATTTAGAACGCATCTGTCATATGGTGACAGAATTAAAACAAAATGGTCATATCTTCGAGGGCAAATCACGAGTCTTGTCTACTCCTATGGGTCAAATTGTTAAGTCCCTTATACAAGACGGTGTCAAATTGGGTGTATCCTCAAGAGCTTTGGGTAGATTAGATGAAGACGGTTCTTATAACAGAGTTTCAGATTTCCGTTTAGTGGCGGTCGATGTTGTTGCAGATCCTTCCGTACCGACAGCTTTTGTCAATGGTATATTGGAATCAAAACAATGGATCCTTGCAGAGAACGGTGGATTTGAACCTCTCTTTGATAAATTTGAAAAAGGGATTAGCCGTTTGCCTAAAGCAAATAAAGAAGCTTATCTAAAAGAACAGGTCATTGCATTTATTAATGCATTGAAGACTTTATAAGGATAAATAAACATATGAAACAAATCATTTCAAAATTCATTGCAACAGTATATGAAAAAAATTATGCAGAAGCAGATTCACTTTTGCAACAAATAATTAACGAGAAGGTTAAAAATAAAGTTAAAAAAGTAATTAAAGGTGATGACGAAAAAACAAACGAAAAGAAAAAAGACGTCAAATCTTTAACAAAAAAGAAAAATTCAAGCAAAATGGCCCCGAAAAAGGCTAAATAATTTTAGACAATATGGATATCGCATCAATACTCAAAACTGTAGATCAAAACGTCTTGACGGAAGAGACAGCTTCTGCTATTGCAGACGCCTTCACAAAAGCCGTTGAGGAAAAAGTTCAAACTAAATTAAATTTGGAAGTGGAAAGTGCTCTTTTAAAACAAGACGAAGAGCATGCAAGTAAATTAAGTCACCTCATTGAGGCTATCGACAAGGATCACTCAGAAAAACTTAAAAAGGTTGTTGATGCTATCAACGAAAACCATACAGGCAAGTTAGCTGATCTGGCTAATATGTATAAAAAATCTTTACACGAGAAAGCTGAAACATTCAGCAGTAAATTAGTTGAAGAATTAAGCAACTATCTTGACTTGTATGTAGAAAAGAATTTACCACAGCAGCAGCTTGAGGAAGCTGTTAACAACACATACGCACGCAAGCAATTGGATAAAATTAAATCCATGCTTCAAATTGATCCAGAAGCTATCAATGAAGGTGTTAAGAATGTTCTTTCAGAAGGCAAAACACAAATTGATGAACTTCAGGTTAAATTAAATGAGTCTTATAAAGACAATCAAGAATTGTCTAAAGAATTACAAAAGATTAAATCTTCTTTAGTTTTGGAACACAAGACAAGAGGTATGAATTCATCCAAGAGAGATTATTTAGTTAAAATTCTTTCGGACAAAGCCCCTTCTTATATAGAAGAAAATTTTAATTATGTCGTAGAAATGTTCGAGAAAGAAAGTCTCGATAAGCGTTCTGTCTTAGTAAGTGAAGCTAAGAAGACTGCAATTTCTAAAGACGCAAAACCAGCGCAACTGGTTAAAGAATCTGTAAAATCAAATGTTCAGGAATACAATCCTGTATCAGAATATTTGACAGAACTCGGAAGAGCATAAATTACATAGTTGTAGAAGAGAGCGGTTTCTTTTCTAGATCAATATCCAAGAATAATAAAAATAACAAATAATATGAGCAATATAATCAAACCTACTACAGGATTCATCGATAAGTCTCGCGCACAGCAGCTTCTCGAAAAATGGTCCCCTGTTCTGAACTACAGTTCAGATCGTATCAAACCCGTTGAAAGCGAGCATGCTCGTCTCACAACTGCACTCCTCATGGAAAACCAAGAGCGTTGGTGCATTGAAGAGAATGGCAACGTCAGTGGTATCACTGGTGCACTCGGCGTCTATGGTGGTACGGCCCCTGGCCAGACCGGATTAACTAATCGTGACAGCTATGCATCAGGAGATGCACGCTTACCAAAGGTATTAATTCCTATGGTTCGTCGTACCTTCCCTGAGCTTATCACTAATGAGATCGTCGGCGTTCAGCCAATGAGCGGTCCTGTTGGTTTAGCATTTGCTATGCGTTATAAGTACGAAACCAACAGCTTAGGCGGTAATGGTCTCGACGGCCAAGGTGCCCTCGGTCCAGTAACTGTCGCCAATAATGGTGTACCTCGTCAAAACGATGGTGCTGAGCTTGGTTATCAGACCTTAGATTCTCGATTCACTGGAACTAGCGCTTCATCCCTCACTGGTGTTAATGGTGATTTCACCTTCATCGGCGAAGATCAAGGTGTTGCAGCTCTTCTCAGCCAGTTCGAATTAACTGGAAATATTCCTCAAGTTACTCTTGAGTTCGCTAAGACTGCAGTTGAAGCCGGTACACGCCGCCTCGCAGCTCGCTGGTCCGTTGAACTTGAGCAAGATTTGAAGAACATGAACGGTCTCGATGTTGACTCTGAATTAACAAATGCGATGAGCTATGAAATTCAGGCCGAAATCGACCGTGAAATGATCATGAGAATGGTTCAGATCGCTCTTAACGCAGGTAAAGGCAATGGATATAGTTTCTGGTACGCTGCTTCCGCTGATGCCCGTTGGCTTGGCGAACGCAACCGTGACTTCTACAGCAAGGTAATCGTTGAAGCTAACCGCATCGCGATCCGCAACCGCCGTGGGTCTGCTAACTTCATTGTTGCAACCCCACGCGTTTGCACCATCCTTGAGATGTTACCAGAGTTTGCTTGGATGCCTGTTAATGGCAACGTAAATACACAACCTACCGGCATTGCCAAGGTTGGTACTTTAGGTGGCCGTTTCACCATCTACCGCGACACTCGTACAGAAGCTCAAACCCTTGCCGGTGCTAGAGCCAATCTTGAGTACGCATTGCTTGGTTACAAAGGTCCTGAGTACTACGATACTGGTATCGTATACTGCCCTTACATTCCTGTGATGATCCAACGTACAGTTGGTCCAAATGACTTCGCTCCTCGCGTTGGTCTCATGACACGTTATGGTGTTGTTGACCACATCTTTGGTGCGTCATTGTACTACCACGTTATCATCGTCAAGGGATTGGGAACAGACAACGTAGCGCAAGCTGGCGGACGTCTCTATCTCTAAGATCGAGTTCGATAAAGTCCTACAAAAAACCACTAACAGAAATGTTAGTGGTTTTTTTTTGCTTGTAAATCCTCTATTTTCGTAATATATTATATCTTATGAAATATGTATTGACGGGGTCTCATGGTACGGGTAAAACTACTATTGTTAATAGTATATATGATTGGTTGGAGGAGAAGAATATTAAGCCTATTATCAATAGCAGTAGTGCAAGGAAGATCAAACAATCAGGGCGTTTGATTAATGACGATGGGGATGATATGGTGCAAATGATTGTCAATAGTAGTCATATTGTTAATTTTCGAGAAGATAATTGGTTTGCAGATCGTTGTATCATTGATTCTTTTTCTTATGCGGTGTATCAATATAAAATTGGTAAAGTGAGTAAACAGGTTTATGAAATTTCACATTACATGGTAAAACAGTTTGCTGGGCTGTATGATAAGATATTCTATGTTCCTATAGAATTTCAATTGACCAAAGATGAGGAGCGCAAAGATGAGTTGAATTTCCAGAGAGAAATAGATACTATAATTTCAAATACTATATCAGATTTAAAATTATCGGTTGTAAG